GTACTCCGCCTTTGTGAGCGTGATATCCCCCATTGTTAAGAAGCAAACACGAGATTTGCAAGTCCGCTCACGATGCGCAGGTAGTTAATCGACTCGACGTAGACATTGACGTTGTAGGTGTAGGTGAAGATGATATTGTTGTTCTGCACTGTCTGAATCACCGTTAACACCTGATCGGGCGTGTAGAGATACTGTCCATTCGCCTGAGGAAGGAGATCAGCTGGCGGAATGACCACGGGATTCTGGCTGAAGGCGGTCGACTTGAGAATACAGACGGCCGTCTGTGCAGCTGAACCGACTGCGTTGGGCAGCGGCTGCTGCAGGGTGACACGTAGGAGAACCTTGTTGTACATCGATCCGTTCGCTGCACCGCTCGGCTGGTACTGATCGTTGTTGAGGGCGAACGAGTACATGTACACGCCGGGCAGCGTGGACGGCTGTGCTCCCGTGGTGTGCTTGTACTGCTGCAGAAGCGAGAAGTACGAGGCCGGCTTCTGCTTGAACCGCTCGTTGCCATCGAAGAGCAACTGTCCATTCACAACCGCATCACGAGGATATATCGACGTTAGCTGATTCTGTCCCGATGAGTAGAGGATATCTCCAACCGCCGTTGTGATTCCGGAAAACGGAGCCCGCGCCGGATCGTTCCAGTTCGTGTAGTTATCCCACTCGTTCGTCAGAATGCTGTCCGATCGCTGGGCAGTGAAGACAACGCGCGTGACCATATTGAACATCGGAATCTCCAGATCGGAGTTCGCACCAAACTGTCCTTCCTTGACGACGCGGCGAATCTGCTTGACCAAAAACGTCTGATCAGCACTCGCAAGTTGATTCATCTCCATATCGGTCAAGTAGATGAAGTTGCCTTCCAGGTACGGATCCGCGTAGAAGTTCGTGAGTGCCGGATTGCTCGGCGCGCCGGCTACCGTGGGCGGGCTCAAAAACAGTCCGATCGGGTACGATCCTGTGGGCTGAATGCGCTGGCCGTAGGTGGGGTTCACTCCGGATACTGCCGTACCCGCAAACGTCCCCGTCGCCGACACCGTAGACGTCACCGAAAAGGTGTTGGACGTCACAGCCGGTGTAGCGAGAATCGTGTACGATCCGTTGAGTAGAAGCGCGCCTCCCGTCAATCTCGAAATACTCACGGTGCTTCCCGCAGTGAAGGTGTGTACAGCGGCAGTTGTGAAGGTTGCATACGTTCCCGAGGTCGTGATGGAGCTGATCGCCACTGAGGTCGAATTCGGTTTCACGTCGATGATGGTGTACAGCTGGTTGAGAGGTCGAAGGACGACATTGATGTAGGTTTCCGAGTTCTGCATCGACACCAGAGGCAGGGCCAGTCCGGGATTCTCCGAGAACCAGAAATGCAGCGGAACCACAAGCTGGCGGGAACGAATCGAGGGCTCCGGTGTCGTTGTGAACGGCATGCTACCGGGAAGCGAACTCGGTGCTACAGCGTGAGGATACTGATTAACGCGATCGTACGTATTCGCTGGATCATACATCGCCGGCACATTGCCCACCATCTGATCAACAACGGCCCGCTTGGCGGCGTCGTGTGTCATGTACGAATACAGCTTGAGCCACTCTCCCGTGAGCGACTGGATCACGACATTGTTGGCAACAAGGTCAATGTGATCGATCATGTTGTAGCCGATGTTCTTGATCCACTGAAACTCGTAGCCGATGGCCGTGCAGCGAGCATCATACCCCGCGGGCGGCAGTGTGCCCGCAATCGACACCATCGGAGACCAGATATCGGGGAGGGTGATGACGAGATAGGTGTCATGCAGGAGCTGGGCATACCGATCGATGCGGCAGCTGAGCGTCCGTGTCTGCGTTGCATTCAAATCGAGATTTGAGGAGGAAAATGACATACGAATCGCCTCCATGGCAAAATTCGTATGACGACGATACACAGCTCTGAAATGGGTCATCGATGGATTCCCATTGATCAGTTGGTTCTGCGCCCCCACCTGGGTCAGTTGCATTAAGCCACCAGGCATTTGTATTTACGCACATTGATTGTTTAGACCAAAGATCCAGGAGGAGCGTTATTGACGGCTACGGTGGGACAATTGACACAGTCGCTCACCGTCGGGCGAGTACCCTGTCCCATCGGTGTGTTGATAGCTCCGGTCGACTGGTACACGCCACCCGGAACCGACCCTGCCGCGAGGCCGATGGGCTGGGGATACGGAACCTTATTGTACTGCGTCGCCTTGTTGGCGAGAACCGAGAGATAGACGTAGTTGTACTTGCGCTGACGTGCCGGGGGATTTGCGGCAAAGTTCGCAGACACGATACGACGTTTCTGGGCGGTCAGATAATCCTGAGCGGAGTTAACCTGCATCCTATTTATACAGTGGGGAGAGAATACACTCAAATGCGCTTTGTCCTTGTGAGCACCCACGTTGATCAGACGACGGGATACTCGAAGGTTGTTCACAACCTGCTGACCCAGGTCGCTACCCTTGCGCCGAAGGTGAAGACCTTTCACTTTGGATTTCAGCGCCATCCCGAGCGCAAGAACATCCGCACGGTTCCTGAGGGTATTTCGGCCTACGATGCAGCGGCTAACGAGGATCCGAAGGAGGAGGGGTTCGGATTCAACAAGATCCACGAGTACCTCGACATGGTCGGCCCCGATGTCGTCATGATCTACAACGATCCTCTGATCATTGCCCGTTTCATCGCCGCCATGAAGTACGAGAAGGGCAAGTCGCCGTACAAGCTGTGGTTCTACGTCGACCAGGTCTACACGGGCATCGCCCAGCCGCTCATCGATGAGATCAACAAGGCGGCCGACCGGGTGTATTGTTTCACAGACGAGTGGGCCCGGATCTTTACAGAGTATCCCTCGGTATCGGTGGTCCCGAAGGTGATCGAGCATGCCGTCGATTCCACAGTGTTTACGAACATGCCTCCGCCGGATCGCGTGAACATCCGCAAGACCCTGGGCCTGCCACCCGAGGCCGTCGTGTTCCTGAATGCGAATCGCAACAGCCAGCGTAAGCGTCAGGATCTCACGATCATGGGGTTTGTTCAGCTGCTCAAGCGTTTCCCGGACAAGCCTCTGTGGCTACTGGTGGTTGCGGCTCTCGATCCCAACAAGGGTGCGCACTACGATGTTCGCCGCATCTTCGAGGATCAGCTTGTGCGCAACGGACTCGATGTCAACACCTACATCAAGCGCCTCGCGACTGTCGATACGGCGCCTCCCACGATGATCAATGACACGGGCATGAACCAGATCTATAATGTCTGCGACATCGGTATCAATACCTCGGATGGTGAGGGGTTCGGTCTCTGTCAGCTGGAGCACCTGTACACGGGGTCTCCTCAGATTGTCACGGACGTCGGCTCGTACAACACCTTCCTGCCCAAGAGCGTGGCGACCTACATTCGGCCGGGCCCGCTTGTGTACCAGGCCGCAGGCATGCCGCTTGGATTCACGTCGCCTACCTTTGATCCGGCCGACGTAGCCGATGCGATGGAGTCTACGCTGATGAACTACTCGTCGATGCGCGCGGCAATCAAGGATATCAAGTTCAAGACCTGGGCCGACGTGTGTGCCGGGCTGCTCAATGATCTCACGACAGCCAGTACTTGATCTGTGTTTCCGATATCTTCGTTCCGATCCGCATCAGGCGGTTATTATCCTCAAAGGCCTCGCCGTCAAAGATCTCCTTGGAGTCGGGGTCCATCAGGTAGACGATCCCCTTGATCTTCAACTTCTGCAGTCGGCGCTTCTTCCGTGTCATGTTGCGCAAGTACGTCTCATCCAAATCATCTGTCTTGATGTTCGGCTTGAAGGCTAAGTCTTCTCCGGTAGCCGTCGTGTCGAAACGCATACACGAAATCTGGGGCTTCTCGCGAGAGTGAAGCTTGCGATGGACTTCGCAGTCCACAGCCGACTGTTTCAATAAGACCGAAATACGCTGATTCACCTTGTCCTTCTCATACACCTTCTCGTACAGGTATTCATCTGTGGACATAAACGTTTCCACAGGCGGATCACCCTCATACCGCTTGAGCTCCATATCGGACTTGCGCACGGCGACGACGTTCGGACCCTCGGCACCCTTGGCCTGACTGGGCGAGATAACCGACAGATAAAAGCTAACACGCACTGTGCGTTCGGACATCGGCAGTGTCGCGTGGGAGCAAATACGGATCGCACGGCCAATAACCTGATCGTGTCGCGCCGGAGTCCAGTGCGGCTCCATGATGTGCACGTGGCGAACGTTGGCCAATGTGATACCCTCAGCACCCGACGAGGTCGCCATCAGCATACACAGCAGCTTCTTGCCCCGCTTTTCGATGCTGGTTTTCAGACTAGGAGGAAAGGTGTCCTCATATCGATTGTTCAGAATCTGACGCATCATCTCACGCATGTCCTCGGGCTCTTCGCCAGAGAAGAAAGCGTAGGCGGGCGTATCGTCCATCTCGTCCTCTTGCCACTGACCGTTCTTGTTCGTGATCTTGTACTGCTGCCATCCATTCGCATCGAGAATGGCCGAGAAGACACCGAGACCTTCCAGCTGGCGGTACTGCGAGTAAATGAACTGATTCGGCCAGACATCGCCGCCACTCTTGCGAGTCTCCTCAATGTTGATCAGCATCTTGAGCAGCTTGGGGCTGTACTGCTCCAGAGCCTTGGCAGACAGATACTTCGCGGGATTCGCCCTCAGAGCCGCAAGGATCTCCGGCTTGTCGGCTACATCTGTTTCTTTGACCACATCCTTGTACTCCTTCGACACGGTCTTGGTCAACACCTTCAGCTCAGGAGGCACCGCAAAATTACAGGCCAGTCGAGAGATCACGCGATACGATCCGCCGTCGTCGTTCATACTCAGCGCCTTCTTTGCATCAGCCTTGATCTCGGCAAAGCGGACATCCAGGTAGTTGACGAACTGCTCGGAGCTCATCGGCACCTTTTCCAGCATCTTGTCGTCATCAACACGCTTCGGAATCAGGCGCTCGTCGGCGCCCTTGAAGTACGATACCAGACCCTGAATGCGCTTACCAAACAACAAGGCGTTCTTGATGTTGAGACCATCCAGAAACAGATTCGCAAACTCCTCGTACTTGGTCGGCAGACACTCCAGATTCTCTGTAGCTACCCGATCCACCGCGATATCGGCACCAATCTCGGCCGTCATCTTGGTCGCCCAGGTCTGCACCCAGTCCATCGCCAGAGGTACGAAGGGAATGTCCTTCATGTAGCGCACAGCTACGCGGTCGCCGGCCTCGTTGTACACCGACTGAAAGTGGGGGGGATTCCGAGTCAGAAGAACGTACTTCTTCACAGCATTAAACTCGATCGTGTCGACATCCGGCAGAGCCTTGAACGCCATCTTCATCTTCTCCTCATCCCACGCCGCCGCCTTGGCGAATGGAATCGTGATGCGCTCAATCGGACCCCGCAGAAGATTCATCAAGAAGGCAATCTCGTTCGGGCGATTGATGACGGGTGTTCCGGACAGACCCACGATCTTGCAGTCTGTCGCCGTGTACACTGCATCGTAGACGCGACGAGAGATCTCGGACGAATTCACGATACGCGAGATCAGGTTGTGGACCTCGTCGATGATGACGACAGAGTTGTTGAAGGGATTCTCCGGGAAGTGTCCATTCTCATCCGGTTTCTGAACGAACTTGTCGATATTCTTCGAACTCAGACCGTTGTAGTTGATAAAGTTGAAGCGCTGGCCGATGATATCCTCGATCTGGGCCTTGATGATATCCTGGGCCGTCTTCGGAAGATCCTTGAAGTTCGGGTTCTCACCCGCGACGGTGACAAAGAACTTGCCGGTACGATCCAAGAACCCATCGGAGATACTCAGGGCCTTGGCCTCGGCGCGCGACTGGTCGTTCAAGTTCTTCTCGCGCCAGTGCTGCTCGAAGGCATAGATAGGATCACCACACTTCCGGAGCTCCGATCGGTAGTTCTTCTGGAGCGAGGCAGGCGTCAAGACCCAGACTTTCTTGTAGCTCATCAGCGACTCTGCTACGGCAATCGAGGTGCAGGTCTTACCAGATCCCAGACCGTGATACAGGAGAATGCCACGGTACGGCGTCTCGATCATCAGATAGTCGCGGATCAGCTTCTGGTAGGGAAAGAGTTCACGGGCATTCGACTGCTTGGTGCACAGATCCACGTCCTTGTCTTCGGCGTCAAGAGGATCGCGATCATCCTTGCGGTACTTCAGAAATATGCGTGTAATGTAGTCCGCGAACGCTTTGCGGTTGGGGAGAACAAAGCTCATTATCTTGTGCTGGGTTGAAATTATCGCGATAGCTAACAAATGGAGCCTGGGTTTCGTTATGCGATGGCTGTGGATGTAAAGCCGGGTGCCGCCTTGTACCGCGGGAACCTGACGGGTTCGAAGATTGAAAAGGATCCTATCACAATTACGAGCGTAGAGGGTTCGAGGGTGAACTACACGGGCACGTCAGGAAACCCGGGAAGCGGGCGCCTCACGACAGATGAGACTGGAATAACGATCTCGTTCGCGAAGGGACAGCAGGCGATGTTTGTTAACGAGGTCGAGGCAAAGTATGGCCCCGCGCATGGACTGGGTCGCCGTCGCAAGCACACGCGTCGCCGTCGTCATCAGCGCAAAACTCGTCGCTACCGTAAGTAATGGAGCCACTCACACGCAAAAATCATCGCATCTGGATGGTGTCCATATATCTGTTTTTGATGGCGGGTTTCCTCTATGTAAAACCGTCCGTCGCCTTTGGGCGTGAGGGGCGGATTCGTCCGTTCGGGACAGAGGATCGTGAGGCGACTGTCTTTCCTGTATGGTGGTGGGTCTTTGTACTGAGTGTTCTGGCCTACTGCATGACGGTCTACCTCGCACGTTTTCGGTTCGCTTAATACAATGAGCTGCCCATACAAAAACATATTTGGAGAACCGGCTACAGGAGTACACTCACTTCGCTTCATGGGCCTCGCCGTGGCTGACACCAGTCTAACCTTCCTACTTGCGATGTATACGGCCTGGGAGTTTGGAGGAAATGTCTTTGTCCACTTTCTGTTCTGGGTCATCGTTGGCGAGATCTTCCACTACGTGTTCGGAACCCAAACGGCGCTGTTGACAGCCCTCGGTATCACAGCGTGCTCTCATACGTCTTGACGATATTCTCCAACATCTCGACCATGTTCGTCCGCTCCACGTGGTGGGGACGCACGTAGCTGCGGCAGTCCTCGAATGTCTTCCACCCAATACCCGAAATCTCACGCCGCTGCATGAAGGTCATCTTCTGGCCTACATTCACAAGCTCGGGTTTGGTTAGCAGGGCTACGAAGTATATGTGGCGATAGCGTATATTGTTTAGGCCCACAAAGGTCTCCTCCAACTTGATCCCATTCAGCAGGGTATAGGCCTCACGAGGAATGTTCGTCTCCTCGTTGAATTCGCGGACCGCACACTCGATGTCCGACTCGCACCGAACGCGCCGGCCCTTGGGAAACCCCCACTCGGGCTCCTTGAACGGAGACAGATGGGCACGCATCATCGCATCACGGTCAACCTGACCGAATCGCTCCTTGGACGCGAGGTATTCGGGGGATGAATGATCATCGCCCCACAACTGACGCCACAGATTGTCGAAGGGTTCACAGACCACGGCCGTCTGTTCCTGGAGGGTCATGTTTGCAAACAACAGACCGACGTATTCCCGGTTCGCAGGATCGTACTTTCCCCGCATGAACTCCGCAAAGCTCATGCTGTCCTTTCTGCGTATCATCAGTACGCGAACAGAATGGGGGTCCACCGGCAGGCTGGCCTGATTGACCAGAACAATGCCGCATGAAAGTACAGGATCCGTGCAGAACTTAAACATATGGCCCTTCTCTCCGCAATTATTGCAGAACATTGCTACCTGGTTTCGTGGTGGAAAGGGGGTTCGTTTTTCCATTGATACTTGAATACCTTTCCCTTGTAAAGCATAAATAATGGACGCCCCCGAATCCAAACCCTCGTGGTCATTCGCGACCATATTCGGTGCCCTATTTATCGTCGCCGTCATCTTCGCACTTGTTATTGTGGTGTCTCGGTACACGGGTACATCGGTGGGCGCAGCGATGGCGATAGATGCGGCCCCGACGGAGGTTGATGGCAAGTCGGGAACCACGACTCCCTCGGGTGTGAGCGGGACAACAACGAGCGTGCAGTTTTGGATGTACATCAAGGACTGGGACTACCGGTTCGGACAGAAGAAGATGGTCCTCGATATCTCGGATCCCACGAATCCGGGCATTGTTGCTCCGGGTATTAGCCTGCATCCCACAGATAACACGCTCGATATTGAAATCAGCGTGCACTCGAACGGTTCCAATACGGAAACGACAAATACGGGACACGGAGAATCACAGGTGGTGTCGGTTGAGAATGTGCCCCTTCAGTCGTGGTTTGCGGTGTCCGTGACGATCTTCCAGCGCAATGTTGACGTCTACATCAACGGTCGTCTGGTCAAGTCGGCTGTTCTGGCGGGTATTCCCAAGCCTGCGAACGGGAATCTCACCATTGGGCGCGGCGGCGGGTTCTCTGGATCGGTGTGCACGGTTCACGCGACGTCCAGGCAGCTGATGCCCGCCGATGCTGCGGCCTTCTACGCGACCGGTACGGCATGCTCGGGCAGCGGATCGTCGTCGGTATCTTCACAGCTCAATAATCTCACGCTGTTCGGATATACATTCATCTTTGGTGTGAAGGACAGCAAGGGCAAGACCCTATTTGACATCTCGAATTCGGGCGGATCGTCTTAATTCGATTCTTTCAACTAGTAATGAAGATTCTTCTCAAATGCCCGAGTCGTTCGCGACCGCAGCAGCTGCTCGCTACCCTCCGACGGTATGCCGACATGGCCGCGCGTCTGGACTTGATGGGTGTGGTTGTCTCCTGCGACGTAGATGATCCAACCATGACGGGCAGTGATATTCAACAACAACTGTTCCAGGTGATGTCTCGCTTCGCATGGAACTCGTTGTATTACGGTGGCAGCGCAACAAAGATCGAGGCCTGTAATGCGGACATCGATAAGGTCGACTATCCCTGGGATCTCGTTGTGCTTGTCTCGGACGACATGATTCCCGAGGTGCGGGGCTACGACAACCACATTCGACAGGCGGCTCGACCGGATCTCGATTGTATCGTCTGGTTCAACGACGGATTCCAAGGGTATCGACTGAACACGCTGTCAATCTATGGACGCGTGATGTATGAGCGCCTGGGATGTATATATCATCCCGTGTACAAGAGTTTCTATTGCGACACGGAGCTCACAGATTTGTGTAAGACAACCTATCGCGACAAGACGGTATATAACGATACCTGTATCATTCGCCACAAACATCCTCTATTGGGTCATGCGGTTGCCTTTGACAGTCTGTACATGCGAAACAACAAGTACCTCGAAGAAGATCTTCGGACCTACATTTCACGGAAGATTTACGAGTATGATCTGTCGATCCTCATTCCCACTCTCGTAGAACGGCGACCCCAGTGTGAGCGTCTGAAGGCGACTCTTCGCGAGCAGTTTGCCCGTCTGTGTCCGGGTCTGCGCCTCGAGATCTTGGAGGCCCTGGATAATCGTGAGATGAGTGTGGGGATGAAACGTCGCAACCTTCTCGAGGCCGCGAAGGGAAAATACACGGTCTTCATCGACGACGACGACAGTGTGAACGACGCATACTTTGAGGACTTTCTGACCTGTTTCAACGCCAAGGATGACGTGATGCGCATTCGAGGTCAGATGTCAAATCATACCTTCACGCACAGCATTGCGAACCCCTTGAATGGTCGAATGTATGTCGATGGTGTCTTTGTCCGTCCGCCCAATCATCTGAATCCGATGCTCGCGAACATTGCCAAGTTGGTGAATTTTGAGGACGCCACACGTGGTGAGGATCTGAAGTGGACAATCGATATTGCAAAGACGGGCTTTTTGCGATCGGAGACACGAAGCGATCCGACCCGTATTCATTATAACTACAATATCGGGGGGCGGACTGTCGATGCGCGGGCCATTGATTACCAGCAGAAGCATACCTACGAAGAGTGGGTGAAGATCCTGCTCATGCCCGCAACGCCAGCCAAGAAACCCGAACCGAAGACGGCAGGCTTGCGTCTCACCTCGAGGGGGTTTGTTTCTAAGTAAAGGACAATGGACGTTGTTGCACTTGCAGGAGCTGGTGTCCTTATGCTTGGAGGTATCGCATGGTTCTCGTCCACAACTATGGATCCCTCGTCCGTTCAGATTCAGACAGCCACACAGAGTGGTAAGGTGTCGGCGACATCCAACGCGTCCCTGCCTCGTTCCTTCAATCAAGCGGAGGGCGCAACCTTCACCTTTGAGGGCTGGTTTGATGTCAATGATTTCACCTACGGATTCGGAAGCCGGCGCCTGATCTTCAGCCACGGCGACTGTCCGGGTCTGTATCTCGACACGACGTCCAATTCGATTCTAGTCGTGGTCGCTACCTACGGAGCTACGGAGTCGGTCTTGATCTCCAACATTCCGGCTCAAAAGTGGGTGCATTTCGCCATCGTGGTCACGCAGTACACGGTGGACATCTACATCAACGGCACCCTGCGCCAGCATCACACCTTAACTCAGCTGCCCAAACAGTTGGATACGGCAACAACGATCGGATCGAATAACGGATTCGATGGTCAGATCGGTGGGCTCACATACTACTCGCGCGCTCTGTCGGCGATTGAGGTGTCGGCACATGCGATGGCTGCGCCGCCCTCATCCTTGGTTGTGGCGCCCGCATCTGGGCAGTACCTTGATTCAACCTGGTATACTGGACGATAAAATATGACTGGGTAGTAAATGAGTTCCGGATCACAGAATGGTACCTCTCTTGCCGGGTTGCAGGGTATGCGCATCCGTGATGCTTCGGATGTTATCACACAGACGAAGCTGCGTTTGGCGTACATAACGAACAACCAGTCGAACTCTGGGTATTCTGGTGCGAATGCCTACCGTTCGAAGGGCATTCAAAACAGTTATAATTTCCTCCTACAGGTGCAGGAAGGTCTTCGTGAATGCGGAGTGAGCAACGTGGCGGTTGCGGGTCAACCGTTTGCACTGACGTCTGGAACTACCAAGAACGCAGCAGGAACCGACGTGGTAATCGCCAGCACGATCCCCGTACGTCCGTAATCATCCACT